TTTAAGCTAGGCGCAAATGACTAAATCAAAAGCCAATCAGAAAATTCGAAAACTTTTTTCTTTTTTTATTTTTTTTATTTTAAAAGTTTCAAAAAATCTTAAACACCCTGTGGATGTCAGAGAAATTTCAACTGAACACTAAAAGTATCTTCTTAACTTATCCACAGTGTGACTTTCCCCTCAACGATTTCTTATTAAACATCGATATCTTTTTCGGAGAAAACATTGAAAAATGCATAGCCAGTCAAGAACTTCACATGGACGGAAACAAACACCTTCATGCAGCAATCTGCCTGAAGAAACCGTACCGGTCAAGAAGCGCAGACTGCTTGGATCATCTTGCACTTCAACACCCCAACATCTCGGGGAGATTCAAGGGGGGATGGAAGAAGGCCTTCAAGTATGTGATGAAAGACGGGAACTACCTTACCCTTCCCAGGGAGATGAACCTGACAACCCTATTATCATCAGGGGACAAGAAGACGGAGAAGATCTCAACCCTTCTCAGGTCAGGAGCTTCCTTGGATGCGATCGACGACCAGGAACCCGCGTATATGCTGATGCACCTTCAGCAGGTGCAACGCTACGCCTCCTTTCTCGAGCTGAAGAAGAAACGAGCAGAATTTGCTCAGGGCCAACTGAGGAAGGTCCTTGTCGAACCTGCAGAGCACTACTCTTCCGATTGGAACAAGGAGATTGCTTCATGGCTAGAGACGAATATTCGACAGAAGAGATCTCATCGTCAGAAACAACTCTGGATCAAAGCTCCTCCGGGAGCGGGGAAGACTTCATTGATTATGTGGTTGGAAGACACTTTTAACTTATCCATCTACTACTGGCCAAGAGATGAGAAGTGGTGGGACGGATATTCAGACGGTTGCTATGACCTGATTGTCCTTGATGAATATCGTGCCCAAAAGATGATCACCGAACTCAATCCAGTATTGAGCGGTGATAGAACCCCTGTCTCAAGAAGAAACCTCCCTGCTTATGTCAAGAAAGATAACCTCCCTGTAATTATCTGCTCCAACTTCAATCCAATTGAAGCCTACCATAAGGTCCATATGAGTCAACTGCTACCCCTACTCGACAGGCTCGATATGATCGAAGTGCCTGATCTCGGTGTTATTCGAATCGTTGAGAAACTCCCTGTACCATTGTCCCCTACAGTCGTGTTCGATGACACTCCTGAAGACCCTCCTTTGTCTCAAAGTCCTCCGTCCTTCTCAACAGGAGGGCAAAGTGTGTTTGAAAGATCTTACCATTTACACGGTAAGAATCACCCAACCTGGATCAGTTTGGGTAACTTCATTCAATCGCAAAGTGATGAATCCTTTGCTGCTGCTGACGCACGTTTTGCTATGCTTGATTAAAACTCATTTAAATCTATTATCTGCCTTTTTCACTGCTGGCCCTCTGGACCAGAACTCGGCACCAAGGTCCCTCGTAGACCTCCGCACTACGTGCTGCGGTAGACCTCCGCGCTGCGCGCTGCGGTGAAGACCTGCGGTCGCCTGACTCCGCACTACGTGCTACGTCCAATTGTTTTGGCGGGCTAGTGGGAGTGGGGAGTATGCCGACATAGGTAATATTAGTGCTATGTCGGCCTCCCACTTGCTCCACTTTTTTTTAGGCTCCGCCTCTTCCGTAACCACTAATATATATTAGTTAGCTTAACTATGAGAACCCCTCCTTAATCGAACAGCCAATCAGAAAATTCGAGAACTTTTTTCTTTTTTTCTTTTTTTGAATTTTAAAAAGAGACAACTTTTAAAAATGTCATACGTTCCACTGAAAGCCAAATCAATGACCAGAATGGCCAGAGCCATGAAATCAAAAGAACTCAGGGCAAGAAACAGGTCAATCCAACGAGCAATCCTACGAGGAACTGCAGCTGCCGCCTCCTCTGGACCCTCAAGAGGAATCGGGCCGGTCTATGGAAGACCCTCAGGCAACGAAGTCAAAGGTGTTGATACTGACATCTCACAAACCGTTATCGCAACAACAACCACCAATGGAAGCATCGATGTGCTCAATCTGATCGAGCCTGGAACCGGTTCATGGAACCGAGTTGGACGTAAGACCGTCCTCAAATCTGTGAGAATCACTGGAGTTCTTCAATGGGTTAACACACCAGTCCTCGCTACCGGTGTAGGAAGAATCTCTCTCACCCGCTGTGTGCTTGTCTGGGACAGCCAACCAGGAACAACGATTCCAATCTTCAGCGACATCTTTGGCACCACATTGCAAACTGGAGCAGAGGCTGTGACCACCGTATTTGATCCACTGAGGTACGACGCGATGGAACGCTTCCGCGTCATTCGAGACTGGCGCTACGAACCACCCACGAGCGTACCCCTCTCACTTGGTTCAGCCCCATCTATCACCTGGGCAACAAGCCTTGACGAGTACGTCAAATTGCCTCCTCTGCAATCCAACTACTCTGGACAAAGCAGCCCTCAAACAATTGCAGACATCGCCTCCGGCGCTCTGTACCTCATCTGGAGAGTGGACTCTTCTTCTTCTGCTGTTGCATCAGTGCTCACTGGAATGGCACGTCTCCGTTATTATGATTAAAGAACTGCTCACTATGGTTGGCCCTACGGGTACGGCTGCGCCCCAACCCTAGCTCGTTAGTTATTGAACGTAGAGAGTTATGAATACTAGCGCCAGGCAGAGAGGTAGCCCACCGGCGGTGAAGTAATGAGTTACCCTAAAGGCTGCGCCGCACTAATGCACAATATACGCACTAATATACAATATTGGCGCGCACTAATGTGCAATATCCAATATCACACTAAAACACAATATTCACACTAAAACACAATACTTCTAAATATTGGGAATGTCAGAAGTCCCAACCATAACTTATAATCCTAGCTTCTATTCATTAGTTCAACAACCAATGAAATAATTCGATAACTTTTTTTTTTCTTTCTTTTTTGCTTTTATTTTTTATCAACTGTACTTAGATTCGGAAGAAATCTCCCTCTCAAAGTACATGACCTTTCAGTTCAATTCTAAGAGCATATTCTTAACCTATCCTCAGTGTGAGTATCCCTTGTCTGACTTCATCGCAAACATCGAAGCTCTGTTTGGATTAAACATCGAGAAATGCATCGCTGCCCAGGAACACCACAAGGACGGGAACACTCACCTCCATGCAGCCATCTGCCTGAAGAATCCGTACAGGACCAGGAACGCCAGATGCTTCGACGATCTCGCTCGTTCGCACCCGAACATCAACGCGAGATTCAAAGGGGGCTGGAAGAAGGCGTTCCAGTACGTCATGAAGGAAGGGAACTTCCTCACGTTGCCCAGAGAACTCGACTTGATCACCCTCCTCAAGAAGTCGGACTCCAAGACCGAGATGATTACCAACCTAGTCAGGGGTGGGGCTGGGTTGGATGCGATCGACGACCAAGCCCCAGGGTATATGCTCCAGCACCTACGAGCGGTTCAACATTATCACTCCTTCTTCGAGCTGAAGAAGAAACGGGCCGAATTTGCAGCGGCCCAGGACCTCAAGGTCCGTGTCCAAGTTGTCGAGCCTTATTGCTCCGACTGGAATCAAGCGATTGCTACTTGGCTGGAGAAGAATATTCGACAGACGAGGATTCATCGTCAGGCTCAACTGTGGATCAAAGCTCCACCGGGAGCGGGGAAGACTTCTTTATTGATGTGGATGGAGAAGACCTTTAAGCTCTCAATCTACTGGTGGCCCAAGGACGAGAAATGGTGGGACGGTTACTCCGACGGTGCCTTCGACTTGATTGTTTTGGACGAGTTCCGCGCCCAAAAGATGATCACCGAACTCAACCCAGTATTGAGCGGTGACCCTCATCCTCTCTCTAGGAGAGGAGCTCCGCCTCTTGTCAAAAGAGATAACCTCCCGGTTATCATCCTGTCCAACTTCAGCCCTATGGAATGCTATCATAAGGTGCAGATGTCCCAACTGCACCCGCTGCTTGATCGACTCGAATTCGTTGAAGTACCTGAAGAAGGACTCATCAGGATTGAAGCAGCACCCGAAATGGAAGAGATCTCTGATGATGACCCAGTCATCAATTTTGATGAAAACCCCAATGTTTTCAAAGAACCCATCCGTTTTGCTGATCCAGGCATCAGCGTCTATCCTGATCTCCAAAGATGGACTTGTGATGGTTCTGACTCTTGTGAATCTGATGATGATTTCACTAAGTCCTTTACCGACCGTTCTGATGAGGTCGATCTGGGAACCCAGTGCGAGGAGACCTACGCCCTGGCTGACCAACGTTTTATTATTTTGGATTAAAGATTGAATAGAAGATATAAGTTTTAATTTGTAGCCACAAATTGATAAGACCTGCGGTCGCTTACAAGACTCCGCATTGAATATGCTGCGTCCGGAAAAGACCCGGCTTACACCCGGGTATGGGAGTGGGGAGTATGCCGACATAGGTAATATTAGAGCTATGTCGGCCTCCCATGTGCTCACCCTTATTTGGGTTCCGCCTCCACTCCGTCTAATATATATATATAAGTTAGCTTATATAGTAGAACCCCTCCTTAAATGAACAACCAATGAAATAATTCGATAACTTTTTTTTTCTTTCTTTTTTTGAATTTAAAAAGAGAACAACTTTTAAAATGTTAGCCAGCGATCTAAAGAGAGCCCGCAAATAC